CTGGTCTGTCTGGTGTTTACATGGGTATAGTCCCAATAAATAATCACCCTTACACGGCTTGCATTGACTTCCCGGCATACACGAGTACCAACATGGTTTCTCCCGTTCTGCTTTGGATCGGGCAATCAGATCAAACCACTGGCACCAACGCCAGCCCATTGACGATTCAACAGGGCGGGCTATTTGATGGTGTGGCAGCTACCACGCAGATCAACCTCGTCGAAGCTTCTGGCTACAACCTGTCAACAGGTTCAACTATTACGCTGTTCGGGTTAGCGGCCTAAAAGGAGATGGTTAAATGCTTGAATACATAGCTTCAACTGGAACCCCATCTGGTTCGTTTTTAGAAATAAACAATATTCCCAATACCTATAACAGCTTGATGATTACAGGAGTTATGAGTGTCACCGGCACGACGGTTGCTGATTGCTATATGTTTTTCAATGGCAATACAACTTCTGTTTACAACACGATGTACGGTGGGCTTAGAGATACTAACAGTAATTCCGTTTACAACTTTTCAAACAACGAAGCACATTTTGGTCGTGGCCCAACTGACAGCATGAATGTCGGCTACGTCTATGCGCCGGTTTATTTAGAAATCTTTGCTTACCGTGGTGACCAACCCGGAAACTTGGGTTGGTACTCTCTCGCAAGTTATTCAGATACAGCTTCCACAAGCCAAAACCAGTTTTACACAGGTTGGTACTCAGCAGATGAAACAGCAGACTTGACGAGGATTCAGTTCATTTGTTCACAAGGTGGATGGGACGCAGACACTGAATTTAATCTTTACGGAAGGACGACTTCGTAATGGCCCCTACTTACGAGCACATTGCGACTGCGACTGCCTCAGGCAACCCGATGTTTCTTGAAGTTACATCAATCCCGGCAACATATCAGGATATTGAAGTTATTGTCATGTCTAAAACGGGCACGTCTAATGGTGCTAGTTCAGGAAAAATTACTTTTAATGGGGTAACTAGCAGTAACTATTCCTGGACAAGGCTTGGCAAAAACGGAACTAGTATGCGTACCGGTATAGACAATAGTCAATCGGACTTTGACATAAACTATTCTCACGGTCCTGGCACAGGATCTGATATGAGTGGGTGGGTACGTTTATATGTTCCCGACTACGCAAGTACGACAGCCCATCCAGTTAACTGGTGGTGCACTAGTTGGGACTCTACGACAGCAGGCGAAGTTGCCTACTCGGCTGGATTGTTTGAGCCAAGTTCAGCGCAAGCCGTAACTTCCGTGAAATGGACTGTCGTTTACTCCATCGAAAATGGTTGCACAATGAGTGTTTATGGAATCAAATATGTGTAGGAGAAACAATGGCTAACACAATCGTAACTGTGAATGCGACAACAGGTGAAGAAACTGTCCGTAATTTAACAGATGAAGAAGAAGCCCAATATGCTGCTAGTAAAACACGTTGGGAAGAAGAAGATACTGCTAAAGAAGCGGCAGCTACACAAGCAGCAATAGACGCAGCAGCAGGGAAAGCCAAACTTAAAGCGCTTGGTTTGACTGATTCTGAGATAGCGGCGCTAGTCGGCTAATGGATATTGTTGACGCACCAAAAAAAGTAACCAGCGGACGACCCATGTCGCCCGTCGGTATCGTCGTGCACCACACAGCATCTAACCATAAAGCAGACCCAGATGACGTAATCGACATGTGTATACGTGGCGTGAACAAAGTCCCAGGGCCGCTATATAATTATATGGTTAAACGTGACGGAACTATCGTCTGTCTGTCAGACAAGTTTAAAGCTAATCACGCTGGACGTGGCAGCCGTAAAGTAATGGACAGACTGAAACACGACAAGAAAGTTGTTGAGTCTACAGTCGCAGGCAAAAGCAGCTTCAACTCGTCCCTGTACGGCGTAGCGATCATTAACGACGGCTTAGGTGAGGATGTACCTGACGTACAGATGGACGCCTTAGCGCGCTTCTGTGCGTTTCTTTGCGATGGGCACGGCTGGAACCCATTAAGCAGAATCTTAGGGCACAAAGAATACACGACACGTAAAATAGATCCAGTGTTTAACATGAAAGCGTTCCGACATCTTGTCGATACGCACACTGTGGGGAAACTTGTGGATAGTTCTCCACCACCTGAGGAAGAGGGAGAGATGATTCCTTTCCCTGGGGTGCTGAAGAAAGGTTCACGTTCATCGGCAGTAAAGTTTGTGCAAACCTGCGTGGGTGCCAGCAGAGATGGTATTTTTGGGAGAGGCACCAGAGCGAAAGTGATTAGGTGGCAGCGGGCACATGGTCTGCTTGCAGATGGCATAGTTGGTCCAGCTACTTGGGCTGCAATGAAAATGAGAAGGACTAAAAAAATTGTTCAACCCACGTTTTATTAAAGACATTTCAGAGCGAGCTATATCAACATTTGTTCAAGCGCTTGGGGCAGCTATGGCTATCCCAGGTCCTAGCCTTATTGATTCTTTGAAGGTAGCTGGCGTAGCTGCTATCATCTGTGTAGGCAAAGCTGTTGCTGCATCTAAAGTGGGAGATCCTGAAACTGCTTCTATTGGTAAGGGTTAACCCCTAGCGGGATGGGATCTTATGAGTTATCGGCAGTCGGGAATTGCTTATAGAGAATCAAACTTTGTTTATAACAGGTCTGACGCGACTCTAAACGTAGGTGTTATTAATGTAGTTTGTGGTACTCCTACGCTGTTTGAGTTCCCTTACCGTAAGTCTGGGACAGCATACCGAAATAGTTTCCTGTATCGTGAGCCAGCTTCTAACGATAACACTTATGTAGTTAAAGCTTTCCCAGCTACGTTGGCTGTGACTACAGCGTTCTCTGCTGTGGCAGGCAAACCTATAGACGTGCTTGCCGCTACGGTCAATGTCGTTGCGGGTGTAGCTACAAACATTAACGTTGACGCTAACTACATTGCCCTGATTGAGGGCATGAACATTCCTGTAGCTATGACTCCTCCGAGTCTTGTAGCAGGTAACGTTCTGAACGTTGCGACTATCCCTGTCACTACGGTCATGGGATCTACGCAAGAAGCCATTGTTTATCCTGATACTATAGCGGCTACTGTTGGTGTGCCTGCTCCTGCGGACGTTAGCGGAGATTTCAGTATCACTGCTGGCACAATCAAAGCGGTAGTTTCCACGCCGGATGTGCTGCTGCATCGTATCTTAACTGTTCCTCAAAGCAATACTTTACCTCCGGTACTGCGCCCTCAAGACGCCAGCAAAGCTGCGTTCGCTTTACGTCAACACTACAAGCCTACCGCTAGAGGCATTAACCTAATAATTGTGAACAACGCTTCGGTACAAACGTTTATGCCAGCAGATTTCAGCACTGTCACTAGAGTCATTTACGGCGGTCATGCTAGCCCAAACGATTTGACAGCCACCGAGCAAGACATTCTTATAGCCGCCGGTTATCAGTTCAATATAGGGGAGCCAGTCTAATGCCAATGTACTCATACCGATGCGTCCAGTGTTACACCATTTGGGATGTTAAGCACAAGATGCAAGACACTTACAGCGAAGCTTGTGAGAGTTGTGGTGGGGAACTAAACAAATATTATGGCAATGTGCAGATAGCTCCGTCGGTTATGCCTACCAGATCTAACATTGATTTGGCGGCGACTAAAGCTAACGACGCAGCTAAAGATGTTGACATGGCTGCATACAAACGGTTAAGGAAAGAAGGGTTACAGCCTCCTAGTATTAACGGTTCAGCGAAACTTGAGGCCCGTGCCGGTACTAAATGGGAAGTTAACGCAGGACATACTTTATCTCACGAAACTCGTAAGCAAGGGGAGAAGACTTTACAGGAGCACTTAGGATGACTACCGCTCAGGTGTGGATTGACTCTACACGAGACATGCTTTTATCTAGCTACGTGGAAGAACTAGACGTGTTGACTGCTGCTGTCACTGACACGACTGTGCAAACGTTAACGATCCAGGGAACGTCTAGCAGCATAGCTAAGGGTGTGGTGTTTGAGATCGGTACGGAAATGTTTTACTGCACTTCTGTAGCTGGTAACACAATCAACGTGTTCCGGGCTTACGCTGGTTCGGCTGCCACTACTCACGCTATAGGGGATTTTATTAGGGTGTCACCGAAGTTCCCTACCTACCGTATCATCAATAGTATTAACGACGATCTGTCAGATTTGAGTTCTCCTGATAACGGTTTGTTCCAAATGAAAACTACTAGCTTCACTTACGACGGTGGGGTTGATGGATACAATTTGGCTGGGTTGAGTTCTGCCGAAATTAACTCTATCTACATGGTCACTTACGCTGATGTGGGTTCTGAAGCTACAGAACCTCAAGTTCTTTCCTGGACTTTGCGTCGTAACCGTGACACTACGACGTTCCCTAGCGGGTTAGCTTTGATTCTTTATACTGGTGTGTGGCCTGGTCAGAAAGTTACGGTCATGTACAAGTCCCCGTTGACTCCTATCGTCGATGGCAGCACGCTTCTTTCTACTGTAGGGTTGGATAGTACGGCTTACGATTTGCCTCCGTTGGGTGCAGGTATGGCGTTGATGACTACTACTCCTATACGTCGAGAGTTTTTGGATGCTGAAGGTACTTCACGTCTTGCTGAAGAAGTACCTGCTGGCGCTATTTCTGCGTCGTTCCGTGATTTGATGGGTCGCCGTCGAGCTAGGGTGCAAGCAGAGTCCGCTCGTTTGATTGCCCGCTACCCACAAATGTGGAGCCGCAACTCTGCTGTAAGACCTACATCGCAATGGAGCGGGTACTCTGATGCCTAACTCTCAAAGCCTGCCAGTCGAACTGAATGGGATATCTTACCTAGTTGACACTAGGCAGTACTCACGGACGACTGTGCCAGCTTTGCGTGAACAGCGCGATAATAGTGCTGAGCCTGGAGAGAACGCTTTAGACACGTCTGGTGCGTGGACACGTTCTCAAACAGATTGGTCGTATGGTGCTGGGCAAAACAGTTTCGATATTAGTGACAGCGACCGCCGTAGATTTAATACTTCTTCTGGTGTTGATATTTGGACGAAGGGTCAAATCACTCTTCTTCCGATTACTGAAGAGAAACTGAACGCTGTCGAAACGAATTTAGATATCCAACGTATGGGTGTTTACGTGTATGCGGCTCACGGAGCTAACGCAGTTTTCTCTACAAACCTTGTGCCTGCCGCCCCGACGTGGACTCCGTTTGTTCCTCGCGCAGGTAACGACGTTAAGGACATGACTTCAGACGGCACGAACGTGTACTTCGCTTTCGGTTCTGCTGCTGCTATAGCTAAAGCTACATTAGGGACAGCAGCTATTGACGGTAGCTGGCCTACTTCTGGTACCCAATCGGCAGACGTGTTGCAGGTGGCTGCGGGTCGGCTCATCGGTGCATTGGGTGCAAACATTTTTGAGTTGGACGCTAACGGTGTGAAGCTTGGCAGTTCTTTAGATTACACTGCTCCGTTGGCTGCGACTACATGGGTGTCTGTTAGCGGCGGCCCGTCAGGTATCTTCGCTGCGGCGAACACAGATAACACCGGGTCGGTATATCATATCAATGTGTCAGCTACTGACGGCACTTTACAAACACCTATAGTTGGTGGGCAGTTACCTCACGGTGAGGAGATCAACAAGATCCTTGCGTACGGTGAGATACTATTGATAGCTACTACCGCCGGGTTACGTACTGCTCTTATCGACACACAATCTAACGCTGTGACTATCGGTCCAGTGATTGAAGAAGGCGGCGCTGCGTATGCGTTGGAGATTGATTCTAAGTTCGTGTGGTGGGGCGGAAGCGACGGGAAGATTTACAGAGCTAACCTTGCTGTGTTTACTTCTACGTTAGTTCCTGCCTGGGCACCAGATCTGGTGTCTACAACGGGGTCAGGTAATGTTACTTCGGTTGCGCGTTTCTTAGGTAAAACATATTTCGGTGCTGTTGGTGACGGGGTTTACGGCGAGTCGGGGACCGGCGTCAAAGTTGCTACAGGGACACTCAACATTGGTGAAGTGTCGTGGTCAACTGTTGCACCTAAGCTTCTACGTTCGGTGACGGTACGCCAAGATAGGTCTCAGTACCTGTTCGGCGACACGAAATACAATCAGGCGTCAACAACATATCAGGACGCTGCTTTAGAGTACCGTGGTAACCCTACTTCTGTGATGCCTGGTTCAGTGTTTTTCTCAGCAACAAACGATAATAACGTTCTTGACACGGTGGGGCCGTTAACTACGCAAGACCCTCTGCCTTTCAACTTCGTTACACAATCCTCTGTGTCATACAAGTTCGTGTTAACAATCAACCGGGACAGCGTAGACACAACAGTAGCTCCGATCATTCAAGACTGGTTAACAAGTTGTATCGTCACACCTAGCAGAGTTGATGAGATTGTTGCACCAATCATTATGCAACGTCAGGTGTTGACTTCTCGTAACGCTGGAGCCGCAGCAACGTTTGACTCTGCCACGATCTTCACGTCTCTCAGGAACGTTATGGAGACAGGTATCACGGTTGATTACATTGAGGGGACACGGGCCGAGAAGGTTACTATAGAGAGAATTTCAATGCAACCGAACCGCCTATCCGACAATGGGGACTGGTGGGAGGGTACCCTTGTAGTGAGGTTACTTACTGTACCTAGTTAGGGAGCTTCAATGGCTAAGGTCCTATTCTACGATATAGAAACTGCACCTAACCTCGCATACGTGTGGGGGCAGTATGAACAGAACGTGGTGCAGCAATACCGGGAGTGGTACATCATGTGCTTCTCCTACAAGTGGGAAGGGCAGAAAGCAGCTAAAGTAATTGCCCTCCCTGACTTTGACTTGTATACGGAAGACCCAGAGGACGATCGGGAAGTTGTGCAAGCCTTATGGGATTTGTTTGACGAAGCTGATGTTGTGGTAGCTCACAACGGCGACAAGTTCGACATGAAGAAAGCTAACGCCCGGTTCATTGTGCATGACATGGGGCCACCTACGCCGGTGCATCAGATAGATACGTTGAAGGCTTCTAAACGGTACTTCAGGTTCAACAGCAACAAGCTTGACAACTTGGGTACGCATCTGAGTTTGGGCAACAAAGTAACAACTGGCGGGTTTCCTTTGTGGGAGGGGTGCATGAATGGTGATGAGAAGGCGTGGAACACGATGAAGAAGTACGCTCGCCAGGACGTTGACTTACTTGCAGATCTTTATTACAGGTTGCGTCCGTGGATGACAACTCATCCGAATCTTGCGTTGTTTGATGGTCGCCCTGATTCTTGTCCGACTTGTGGTCATGCTGATTTGATGCGTCGGGGGTATCGGTCTACGAAGGTTGCTCAGTACGCCCAGTTTCAATGCAAGAAATGTAAGGCGTATTGTCGTAAGCGTGTGAAGTCTGACGCTACGTCCCCTAACCTAGTGCCATGAGAGTATTTTCATTCGGGGGTGGAGTTCAATCTACTGCTGCTTTGGTGCTTGCAGCTCAAGGCAAAATTGATTATAAAACTTTTATTTTTGCTGATACAGGGGACGAACACCCAGAAACGTACGAGTATTTAGAGAACGTCCATAAACCTTTTGCGACGGAACATGGGTTAGAAATTTTGTGTATAAAAAAAACGTGGAAAGACGGATCACAATATTCAATTCTTGAGAACATTGACCGGTTGCCATCAGCAATTCCGATACCTGTGTATTTAGATTCTGGGAAACCTTGGCAACGACAATGCACTGTAGATTGGAAAATTCATACGATAGCTAAAGAGTTGAAACGTCTTGGTGCTACTAAAGATAACCCGGCTCATGTCGGCATGGGGATTAGCGTAGACGAAATACAAAGAGCTAAACCTAGCACTATCCCTCACGAAACATTAGAGTTTCCTTTACTAGACTTGTTGTTACGAAGAGACGATTGTCATCGTATTGTTAAAGAAGCGGGTTTAGAGAAAGCTCCTCGTTCTGCTTGTTTCTATTGTCCGTACCATTCAACAGAGTATTGGCGAGATTTGCGGGAAGAGCAGCCAGTATTATTTGATAGAGCATTAGAGTTAGAAGATACTTTAAGCGCACGAACCCAAAAAAGGTTTGGGACTAGTGTGCATCTTTGGCGTAAAGGATCGTTAAGAGATTTAGATGACCAACAGCGTTTTGATTTTGATGAACCTGATACTTGCGATTCTGGTCATTGCTTTACATAAATGTGTGGGTAAAAAGGTTTCTAGCCCAAGCGGTGTTGGTACCTGAGCTAGAAAGAAATACCCCCAACTAAGAAAAGAAACAAACTTAGCTGAGGGGAGCGCCCAAACCACTACGAAAAGGCGCTACATTTTTATGATACCATACGAGTAACAGTTCCGTCACTATTTTCTACCCATTCCACAGTTTTCGGTTGAACTTTCTCTGGCTCAGGAGCCACATACGATACACGTAACTGGTATTCGACTGCGTTAACAGTGAAAGCTTTACACTTGTTTAAAGCATCTATGATAGCCAGCTCAGAGTACCCGGCTATTAGAGCACGCTTAACGATTGCCTGCACCATTTTCACTGACCCCATTGGCTTAGGGTGCGCTTGATCCCAATATTGTTTAGTGGTTTCTTCCGCTTCTACGTCAGTGATGAACTTGTCAGTCACCTTTGCCCAAGATTTTGATTGCTGCGGCAGGTCTAAATTCGCATTCTTTCATTACGTTCCCTCTTTCGTAGGCTGAATGGCCGCCCCATGTTAACGACGGCATGTAGAAGTGGTTGAACCAGTCGCCTACACAGAGTGCGTACGCTAAGCAGTCTCGTTTAACTGTGCAGTGTTGGTTACAGAACGAAGGTTTGATGTCTCCGGCTGGTATGCCTCGGCACGCAGCTTTCTGGTACCACCACGGCGTTTCGCTCATTGCGTTAACACTTTGATAGCGTGATGTCCTTGTTGTGGTACGACTCCGTTGCCTAATAGTTTTAATAGGATGTTACGTTTCATCCCTGAGTTGCATACCCATCCGTGGGGTAGGCCCATCATCCATTCAACGAACCAGGGGTTTAGTTTGCCTTCGTCTACAGGTTTAGGCGCTGTTCTTCCCAATGTATTTTCCCATCTGGTGATGGCTGATCGGTATTGTCCCCAGGAAGTCTCGCTAACGCATTCTCTAGATTCTGTGGTTGGTCTAGTGGACGTTCCCAAATGTTCATGTTGCGTGCTTCTCCGTTCTGTGCCCGTGGTGTTGGCAACAGACGAACCTCTATAGACAAACTCTTCCCGTGACCGTTGCCGTTGTTGTGCTGCTCCCGCTTCTCCATTATCCAATTCTCCCACCACTCCACAGTCTTGTCGTCCCCCATGTCGTTCACTACTGGTGTCGGTAGCAACACAAAACCATCTAGCTCTTTGATGTGGCGCTCCGACATCGGAAGCTCGGACAATTCCCCAGCGCGAGTCATACCCCATTTCGGTAAGTGTTGCAACGACGGAGGTTCCTCCGAGAGTAAGGATGCCTGAGACATTCTCCAACACAACTGTTCCGGGTCGAAGAATCCTAATGGCGTCCCCGATATACTCAAAGATTGCTCGGTCATCTTCTAATCCTTTACGGTACCCGGCTGTACTAAATGGTTGGCACGGGAACCCGGCAGTCACAATGTCTACTTCATCGTAGTCATGCGGGTTAGTTTTGGTTACGTCTGTGAAAGGTTTAGCTCCGAAATGGGAAGACATTAAATCTATGGCTGGCTTATATATTTCTGAGAACCATGAGGTCTTAGCACTATAGAACTGTTCTACTGCGAGGTCTAACCCTCCGTAACCTGAACAGAACGAACCTATCTTCATTGGTCTATTAGCTCAGTCCACAACCACAACGGCATCACCACATACGCATCCTTAACGCCCTTGTTACGGCGCTTCACAATCGCAGCGAACCATCTAGACCCAGCGTTACGTCCCTCAGCTTCAGCTTCATCCACGAAACCAGCCAAGTTAATTTGCTTATGGTCTTTGAGTTCTAAGCACCACTCAGAAAGGCACCCGTCCCCGATCAGATCTCCCTTGTCTTCAGCACCGGCCAGTGCTCTTCGTTCTACCCATGCGCCTGTTTCGGCGGATAGGTATCTGACAACGGCTGTCTCGAAGGCGGTGCCCTTCTGCTTGGCACGATTTACCATCTTACTCTTCTTCCTGGTCTTTCCACCAATCAAACCTAAAAGTCACAGTGGTTTCTTCATCGTCCATTTCAAACAGCAGTTCACGTATCGCCGCCTGGATAATGTTACTTCGGAAAGCCCACATTGGTAGCGCAGCGACTTCAGGGGGACACCCTGGATGCTTACGCATACTATCCCCGTAAACATCTAGCTCTAAAAGCAGGTCGCTTGGGATAGCCACCGCTACGAAATCTGTATCGTACGGGACTTCCAAAGCAATTTGCTCGTAGCCATGTGAATTGTTCACAGACTCCATACTACACGTACGCCTCTCTGTAGAGCTTGAGTGCGTCACGGATAATATCGGATTGGCTTTTGTTGTTCATCACAGCAGCCGCCTTAATGTACTCCATCTCATGCTGATACAACCGGACGTTTATAGCAACTGATCGTTTATTGTTAGTGTCTATGTACATTAGAAAGGCTCCTCATCTGTAGCGAACGCAGCCTGAACAGTCTTAACTGCTGCTGTGTCTTTCGGTGTAGAAGCAATACCGTCAGGTACTGAAGCTCCCTCGAAACGCATTGACAGTGACACGTCGTCAGCTACTACCGCTAACTTCGATCTTTTCTGCCCTTCTTTAGTTTCCCATTGAGAGAAATCTAGGCGTCCCGTTACGGTAATCCTTTTGCCTTTAGCGCAGGACTCCGCAATGTTCTCACCTAACGTTTCCCAGGCTGAGCAGTCAATGTAATGTGCTTGTTTCTCACCGTCCTTTTTCATCTGGTTCCATGCGATACTGAAATCGCAGATAGCTTTACCGCTACTTGTGAACCGTAGTTCGGGGTCTCTTGTAAGATTCCCAGTGAGTGTTACAGTATTTCCGTTAGCCATTGCTTTCTTCTTTCTTTAATAGTGCGTCATACAGGTAGTAGTTATCTTGCGCCCAGAGATGCAGACCCAAACCTAACCTCATAGCGCAACGCTTGAGTGCGTCGCTGATACCTTCTTTGAGAAGCTCTCCGCTATCAGACATTGATCGTGTACCGATACCTCCCGCTTCTTCTACGGTCACTTCACGGCCATCAATGGTGCAGGTTAGAGCTACGATTACTCCATCGACTTTACCGTCCACATAGATGATGTGTTTTACTTCTATATTGTGTGGACCTACGATGCCTAAAAGGTTTTGTGATACTTCCGAGTGGGAGACGTAATCAAACTTGCCTTTTTTGTCAACGTATCGTGGGTGGAATGGTTTAGCTAACTTAGTTAATTGCTCAGACATCTATTTCCCTTTCTAATTTGTACGAATAATAATTTTGTTTAGGTAACTTCTTTTTATGTATCACATAGCCCAGCTCACGTAACTCACGCAACCTACGCAGCCCTTCGCTACCACCAACAGCCTGGTTACATAACGCAGGACCTCCCACCCATTGACCGTTAGCGTTCTGCAAAGCTTTCAATACTTGTGCTTTACGTCCTTTCATTCTTCCTCCTCCTGCTTTTCCTCATCCAAAGTATTAAATAAATCTTCAATGTCATTCAAATAATGATGAATAGCATGGCTACACATATTGTGTTTATAAAGATTCAACTCCTGCGAATATTTTTCCAGCCTTTTATAATCATTTAAACTGATAGTTGTTGACACTTTCCTAACGGCACTTGACATAATCAATCCTCGAATTGTTCACGGTTAATCCATTGACCGTTCTTCAACGGAATAAGAACATCATCCAAACTCAACGCTTGGGCAGGCATAGTGTCGCACAAACCCCAGTAATCACAGTAACGACACCGCCACGAACCCTCCGTACCTCCAGGTTGTGGCAACGTCTCAACATGTCCCCACCCAGGAATAAACCGAGCAGGTAACACGTCGCTCTTAATCTCTTTAGCGATCGCATTTATTCTCTCAGCTTCAAGCTGCGAAACTTCCCGAACCGTACGACCATCACCAGGAACCGGATCGTCCAGACCCAACATCCACTCAACAGTTTCCCCCGCTTGGATATGGTCACGGGGTTTGAACTGGTTACCGGCGTTATCTTTAGCCAAGTACACTATGTGGATAGCGTCAGCATCAACAGCTAAGGCGTACATGCCTGCCTGCTGCACTTCGTGTAGCTCAGGCTCACGCTTAACTCTCGCTAACTTCATAGGGTAAGACTTTTTTGTCTTCAACTCAAAGACTATTGTTTTTTCTTCGTGTTCATAGAGTCCATCAGCATGACCAGAAATGTCGTAACCTATAGGTCTCAGATCGACCTTGACTTCTACTAACATTCCATAAAAAAACTGCATCGCTTCTTGGACTAGCTCATGCAAATGGTGCCCAGTGTGGAACGCTAAAAGCGTAGCGTCAGTAGTTTGTTCTGACGGCTCCGCATCTAACATTTGGAAACCTATCTGACGGTCACAAGCCCCAGCCATAGAACCACGCCCCAGAGTAGGGAACGCTGTCTTTAAATCGCCTCCACGAGCGTGCTCCAAACGCACCAGACGACGGTAGGCGTCATAGGCGAGAGTGCTATCCGTCATGATTAACGTACTCGTCGTTCGTGCTTAACGGTTCGTCCCATAACAAGGTAGAAGCTATGTTGTTTAAATCTCTAAAGCTCTTGTCGTTTAACTGGATCTGATGCTGCGACCCGTTCATCTTATTGATAAACGTGATGACCCAGCTAATATTGTCAGGTGCGTAGCCGCCGTTCACGACGTACTGCTCCCTCGTCTGAATGTTCACTACGCTGTCCGTGTGCTCAGGCTGCACCGCTTTAGATTTTTTAGTGATGCAATTAAAAAGCCCTTCGTCCGTAGTAGTTAATGACGTATGCCAATGTTCTAACATTATTTCTCCTTTTTTTCTTTTGTGTAACCCCTTGCGAGCATGATGTCGTTTTTGGTGAGTGCGTCTTGCCACGTCGGACCACGGCCAGAAGCAGTGACGTTTCTTTTGCGTTTATCAACCACCGGTCGACCTTGTTTAGTCTCTGCCCGCAACCCTCTGTATCTACGACTTTGAGCGTAAGATTTGTGTGCACGTTTACATTCCGAACACCTGCACCCCCGCTGATATGATGCCTCAGTCATTGAACATTGAGCCATCAAAAACCTGCTTTAACGTAATCAAGTTCCGACCGGAAATGAGCCAACTCTTTTTTAATCCCGGTAACGTGCTCAGGATCGCAACCGTTCAGCGCAAATAACAAATCATTAATTTGGATAGTTAGCCAGTCGGCTTTATCTGCGTCGATATCGTCAGAGTCTGGTGGCTGTTGGGCATCGTATAATGCTTGAGCGCTATTGAATCCGTCCATGTCTCCCTCTTTCTATGTCTTACAATGTAATACTAGCCTGGTTTGCACACCCAGTAACGCCAATCGCCATGAATATTAAAGATCTTTGACGCCATCACAATATTTTCAGGCACCCCCGTGCGCCGTTTCCACAGGTCCGAATACGACTCGCTCCAAATTGAGTTAATTTGGAACAGCCCCCAGTCAGTCGTTTTGTTGCGGTTTTTGTGGTACGCCAGAGGGTTAAACCTCGACTCACAATAAGCAACTTCAAGAGCTGCGGGACAGGGTAAGGCGTGGCATATTTGGTGTTTTGTTGCGTCTTCTTTCGGGGATAGGCTCAGCAAATCGAGCATTAGCCAAAAAAGTACCCCTGCTAGGTTCACTTTAGCACCACCGTGATTTTGTATAGGTCCCCATTGTCAGGATCAAACGAGCACTCAACTGAGAAAGCGCCGTCTCTTTTGGTCTGGAAAGAGAACCCAGCACCGTTCAGACATTCACCGAAGACTTGCCCTATGGTGGGTGCACAAACTTTGTTCCGTAGCTCTTCGGGTAAAAGGCTAGGGTCAATTATGACCAGCGCTCCGCAGTCGGTCGCGACTTCCCCTATTTTATTTATAGCCATTTCTCAGCTTTCCAGTCATACAGTTTCGGTCGTTGGATTAGTCGTACCGTAGGCGCAGGTTTTGCGCCGTCTCTCTTGATAGCGATAGCCTTATCGTCTTTAATCTGTTGACGTAACGCCCAGAGCAGGAACGGAAACAGGATAAAAGCCTCACCGGGTATGAACTCACCTAATGCTTCTATCATTAGAGATCTCTCCAGTCTACGTAGTCGTACGTATCCCCTACGTTCGGGTCTGCTTCTGACCACAGTGTCACAGCCTGCGTTACTTGGCATTCTGTCGAGTCACTGTCGTTCCGCTTGTGGCATGGGGCGCGCACTGTTGTAATGTTCACGTAGTCGCTAGTGGTAGCGAAACACACAATCAGATTGTCATACTCTTCGCCCCAACTATTAACCAGTGCTTTAAGGTCGCTCACTCGCATAGGGCTATGGCCTGACCATCCTTCTTTTGCATCCTCACTCATCCAGTCTTGGTGGGTTTCGTAATTCGTATCACACTTTTTTTTCATGCTAATTCCCTCACAAATTTGCTATCAGTCCCGATAGCTTTACCTTTTGGACGTAACCCAATAATCGTTTTGGTTTCGTTTGATTGTGTCCGATCATCTGACAAGTCACCGTCCACAATTTTGTAACCTAACCAGGTCGCCGGAAATGGCTCATTCTTACGTCGGTTAATAACCACCGCTACGCTACCGTAGGATTCAACCATGCCGGTAATCTGCTTAGGCGTGTGATTCTCATGAACGCTACCGACCAACTTGTAACGATCGCTAGTGGTTCGCTTCTCGCTAGGGTATTTGGTGTAGTCGTAAGCATTAACACCTTTTAAGGTGAGCAAATCGGGACAAAAAACTTCGACTCTTAAATCAGAAATAATATTAAATCTGAAATTGATTTTACCGTGCTTCTTAACTTCTTTACGTAGTTCATCGGCCAGTGCTCTAAGGAATAAGGCAGGATGGGCGGCCAGTAATTCGGTACGCCAATTTCTGGCAAGTTGCGATTTCGGATAACGTCCATTCCCTGCAGTGGCCAGACACAAATCACGGCATCCCTTAGAACTATGTCGGCAGGTGTTCCAGTTGCCAGAGGTACCGGCAGGCGCTAACGATAGGCCTACGCTATGCGTATCACTTTTTGCTAGTTTCGCGTTATCGGTGTCTCTTGTTAACAATTCACCTTTCAAAGGTTGGAACCCTGCCATCTCTCGAGATTGGCACATTAAACGATTAAATTCTGCATTATCGTTTTTTGTGAGCGGCTCTAGGGTAAACGGTCCTAGTTTTTCTAGGTGCCTTGATAAATCTTGCATAACTCTCCTAGTGGTTTAGTAGTGGTTAATAATTTAAGTGTATCTCAACAGCCTGCCATATCGTCTAATGTTTCAAAATACATTTCAAGAAATCGCGTAATTGCTGGTAAATAAACGCTAGCGGTACTAGTCACAGCTTCGCCTATGTCGTCCTCGTCATAATATTCAATAAAAGCGAGTTTTTGCGGATCGTTTAAATAAATAGTTAAATAGCTTCTCCACCCATCATGCAAAGATACTGGAACTTCAAACCTTACGCTTGAAATTGTGCCCATATTGTTAGGCTCATTACGGTAACTGTTAAGGTTTTGCTTTTGCGTTATTTCCATTACCAAACTATCAACGATTTCAGCCATACCGCCGGACAAATGACCACTGGAAGTTTCGTTGTACACAAACCCATCTTTTGAGAATTTGCCAACGTCTAAAGCGTCCAGTAGTTGCATATCTTCAACCGATAAAACGTCTACGTCATCATGATAATCATACGCTAGATTAGCGTAAACCTCTAAACGTTCCAGGTTAAGTTTAAGTTTTGCGTACCTCATGGCGGTACCGTAAGATTTTGTAGGGTTATCAAAGTTCATTATTTCACTTTCTTTCTTTTAAGTTAGATAATAATTTTGTAGCGTCTCTGTCTGTAAATTACCGATCTTGCGTCCAGTTCCTACAACTTTGTAAGGCTTGAGACAGGCAAAAAATCTGCTTAATTAGGGTAAGGGTTAAACGGTTCAAGGTCTTTAAACAGCCACCCAACCCAACTGCTTGACTTATCCGGGTCAACTTTGTTAATGGCTAACGTCCCCCAACCTGTTCTAGAGATTTTACCAATAACGAAACATTCCCCGAAGTATTTGCCAGGGTGATTAATTACCACAGTTTGTCCTACTTCAAACGTGCTCATCGGACAAACAACCGGGTCTTAGTAAGATTAGTGAAACTATCGCTAGCGATATAAACAGCCACACGACAAGAACTCACAGGCTCTAAAGTGTCGACATAATGGAACGTAGCGCCTAAATGATTTCGGTCCTTAGGATTGTAAGAAACCTCGCGATATCCGGCGATAGTATCGGCTATAGCCTTATCAGTAGCCATCTCACGATTTACAAGATTACCGTTAATCTTCGCGCATACCTTTCTAGGCCCGTCCTTAATCTGTGCATGGGCATTAGCACCGACCGTCAACTTAACATCCTGTAACACGATAATCTCGTTGTAAACGTGCTCTTGCTTATCAGAACCTGCCTCTTTTAACGATATACACTTCTTATGGATATTAGCGTGTGCAAATGACTTAGCCATAATTGGCCTTTCTTTTGTAGTGGTTACACCATTAAAATTACAGTACTCAAAACTCAAAAGCAATTCAGAAACACCTATTTAGTACGAAACTTCACTAGTCTTCTAGCGTTTTGCTAGGCACCCTATTTATTACTAATTAAGGGTACGGAATCTAATTGAGCTTAGATTTTTGCAGCAACCTCGAACCCGGTACTCTGCCGAGACGGGTACCCGCATATACACTGTTTATCGGTGTTTTAGCTAGTTTGGTTCAATGGTTTGGGTTGTTTGTGTAGTGGTTTTTTGAGGTGTTTTGTGGGTGTGTTGTTTGGTGTTGTGGGTTTGTTGTGGGTGGGGGGATTTTTTGTGACGTATTTGGTGGGTTGTTGGAGTAGGTTAGCCCCCCCCCTCTGGGGAGGAACTTACATTACGGTTGGCGTATTCGGAGCCGTGCCGTCGTTGTTAGCCAACAAGGGATTAGTTTGTTGGAAGGCCGGTGTGTAAGGTAGAGTGTTGTGTTGTGACTGCCCAGGCTTCCCATTACCAGTCGTTCTACTTTTTGGGATATTTTTTGAACGCCTATGCAAGATTTGTTCGTAGGCGTTGTTGACTGGTATCCGTTTGACGGGCTACTCCCCCTACCGTCGATAGGTTCGGGGGGCGGTTTCTCACCGTGCAACCCTATTCTCCCTTGGGTTAGGGCCGATCTTTCTCGGTGTCGTGGTTCTTAATGCTACTATACCCTTTTTGTTTGTGGGTGACTAGCTGTGTGAACGGTTTTTTAAAGTTTTATGTTGGGGCACGTTTTCCACAGGTACCATATTAGGAGTATTAGGGATGCGGCTACTAGTAGCCATGTTATGGTTACGATTATGTTGCCGAACCACAAGGTGTTAGCATCCGGCTTCGCGTTTTAGGTGTTCCCAAACGCCCCATTGTTCTTCGCTCCATTTGGTGTTTACTGTGTTGAGGAAGCTAGAGCAGTCTTTGTTTTCGATTGGTAGTTTTACGGAGGCGTCCCCTATTTGTATAGTGTTTTCGCGTGTTAGGGGATGGTATTGTTTGGTTGGTTGTTGAATTTCGGAGTCCGGCCAGAGCATCATGACTGCTGTAATTGCGCCTGCTATTGCTACGCCCACAGCAGAAAGACCTTTGACAATTTTTTTTATGGCGTCAGCCCAAGCGTCTGCTTGTTGTCCTACCTCTTCTGCTTGCATCATTCCAGAATATCACACCTGTTTGTACACTAAAAATTTTTTCCTGCTATCTTATTTTGGTATGGCTAATTTTCATTTATCGATGTGTGCAGGCCAACAGTTTAAAGTTAAACCTATTAAAAGGCCGTACCGTAAAGAGGCTTATCATGTGTTACCTAAAGAACCGGCGTTTATTTAATGGCTGAAGAGTTTGATGAGTTGCCTACAGAAATGATGGGGGAACGGTATGATCCGTTTGAAGATGACACCCCAATTGAATGCGGGTTAGAAAACCCTGAAGTTTGCGAGTCTTGCCAGTAAGGTAAGTAATACCCCTAACAGAAACGGAAGACAATGGGACAAGATAAAACTAGTGGACGAGTTCCACCTGGAGCATCACCAGCACATCATCGTCAAGGTTACAACGATCGTCTTAATGAATCTCTTGCTATGGCTCATGGCAAAAAAAGTCAGTCGTTAAAATCTCGTCGTGACGAATCACGAGGCGCACGTAAACCTAAAGGATCTTTTGGTTTCGGTAAGCGTTAGTTAAGGGGATCATATGCCTTCGGGCAAAGCTATTACTGTAGAAAAATGGACACAGTTCTTGGCGCTGCGTCGTGCTGGTAACTCTATGTACGGCGCAGCTAAAGAATGCGAAATATCTTACCATGCTTGTCGAGATGCAGAAACTGGGGGCAAAGCACCCCGTAACTATCTGGCTGCTAAAGAGACGTTAGGTAATCAAGGCCCTTCTGGGGTACCTAACTATGAAGATCTTAAACCTGAAGCTCAAGCAGCATATGATAACATAGAAGTTTTTGCTAGACGCTATTTTGGTATTGTGTTGCAGCCTTGGCAGATAGAAGCCACGGAACGCATTATGGGCTTAATGGAAACGGAATACGAAGAGTACGCTGTTATTAACGCTCCTCCTGGCTGCGGTAAATCAACGTTTTTTGCTAAAGTTTTACCTGCTTGGGCTACTGTCAGGAACCGTGCTATTCGTGGCATGATTGGTTCTTCGTCACAACGCCTAGCAGAATGGTACTCCCGTAGATTAAGATCAGAGTTGGATCGTGCTCATCCAGTCAAAGCTGAACTAAACGACGTTCGTTTAGGGCTAGCGGTAGACGCAGAGGCCACAATCCAAGAAGACTTCGGTATGTTCAAACCAGACTCGTCTGAAATTTGGCGTTCCGAAGCTTTCACTGTGCTACAACAAGGTGACGCTCCTCTTTCTCAGAAAGAGCCAACATGGTCAGCGTTCGGAATGGACTCCGGTTTTCTCGGCGGTCGTTTCGATCTGGTTATCTGGGACGACGTTTATGATCCTCGCAAAATGCGATCTTCTGAAGCCCGTTCCGACATGCAACGATGGTGGGATGAAGTAGCAGAAACTCGGTTAGAGCCGGGCGGGCTGCTTATCTTGCAAGGTCAGCGCATGTCAGCTGATGACATTTACCGTTATGCGTTAGACAAAGTAGCTCCCCCTGACGATCTAGAACTTGAGGAGTTTGACCCCGACGATGCCCCAGACGAATGGCGAAAATACCATCATCTCAAATATCCGGTCCACTATGAAGACCGTTGTAAAGGCGATCACAAACCTGACGCCACACCTTGGCCCGAAGGGTGCTTACTTTACCCTCGTCGATTGCCGTGGAGACGACTTAGACACATTAAAGCGCAAACTCCAGACAGATTTGAAGTCCTGTATCAGCAATCGGACATAAACCCGGCCAGTGTACTTGTTGACCCTCTGTGGGTAAGTGGCGGTCTTGGATCTGACGGTGTTGACTATGTTGGTTGTTGGGATAATGACCGTGATCTTTGGGAACTTCCGCAAGGGGTTTCTGGTGACATGTTTGTTGTAGCAACCGCTGATCCTTCACCTTCACAATTCTGGGCTTTGCAATGCTGGGCCTATAATCCTGAAACTGAGTTCCGTTATTTGTTGGAATCGTACCGTCGTAAGATGGACGCTCCATCATTTTTGGATTGGAATCATAGCGAGCAAAAGTTCACTGGGGTTGCTGAGGATTGGTGGCAGATCACTAACGATATGGGTCGTCCTTTGACTCATTGGATTATTGAAGCTAACGCTGCACAAAAATTTATTTTACAATATGACCATTTTAAACGGTGGGCTGCGATGCGAGGTGTGCAACTTGTTCCGCATTATACACATTCCAGAAATAAGGGAGACCCTAAGTATGGTGTCCAAATGTTGGCTCCGTTATGGCGGGTAGGTCGTATACGTTTGCCAGGGAAACAGAACACAGATGCCCGTCCGCATTCGCTTTTGTTGATAAATGAAGTGACTCGATGGAACCCGGAAGGTACTGGTTCTCGCACAGATGACTGTGTTATGGCACAATGGTTCTTGGAACATAATTTAGAGAAATTGTATGTCCCTAAGATTGATGGGCCTAAACAGTGGCGTCCGTCGTGGGTTTCAGGGCAAGATGTAGAAGGGGACTATTCGTATGCGAGGTCTGTTAGATGAAAACAGTTACAGAGATAGTCGCCATTTACGGTGCGAGGGCACAAGCAACTGACCAAATAAAAGGTCGGATGCGTAACCTTCGAGATTACTATAACGGAGATGTTATAGTTCCGCTACCTGAATTAAATTCTGATGAGCAGTCAGCAGTAGCTAACTTGTTAGCTCAAGGTTTAGATCAGACTGCTATGAGAATAGCGTCTACTCGACCTGACATTTATTGTCCTCCTGCGGATGTTGCCCGTAAACGGTCTCGCGATAACTCTGAAATTAAACGCAAAGCTTTATTTGGCTGGTGGGAAAACAGTCGCATGGATTTGCAAATGTCAAAACGTGCTAGGTATCTGATTGGGTACGCTACTACTGTTTCTCATTTGCGATGGAACGCTACTGCTCAATGCCCAGAATGGCATTTGCGTGATCCGTTGACTGCTTACCCTGCGACATTGCTGGGTGTAGAAGATATGCGTCCAAGAGATTGCATTTTTGCGTATGAACGTCCTCTCGGATATTTGCACCAAATGTATCCTCAAGCGGCTTCGGTGTTTCAATCAAACAGCGACGCTGGGCCTGATCAAGCTATTGAAATGATTGAGTACGTTGACGCTGAAGAGACTGTTCTTATAGCTATGCGTGGACCGGTGCAAACCGGTTTGTTTGGTACGTCGTCTACTATGGACGATAACATAGTTTTAGAATTAGAACGTGTCCCTAATCGTTTAGGGCAAGCTCCTGTGGTGTGCGCTCAGCGCATTTCATTGGATGGGGCGCAAGGCCAATTCGATGGCATCCTCGGCATGTATCAGATGCAAGCTCGATTAATGGCGCTTGAAGTAATAGCGGTGCAAAAAGGAGTTTTCCCTGACACCTGGCTTGTTGGCCGAGCAGGTGAGACACCGCAGATTGTTAATCCAGCAGATGGGTTAACTGGCGAAGTTGGTGTTATCCGTGGTGGCGATCTTAAAGATATGGCTTTGCAACCTGGGTATATGACTAACCCTGCGATTGACCGGTTGGAACGGGCGCAACGTTTGACGGCTGGTATTCCGGCTGAGTTTGGTGGAGAGTCTTCTACCAACATTAGGACTGGTCGCCGTGGTGATGCTGTGCTTTCAGCGGCAGTTGATTTCCCTGTGCAAGAAGCTCAACGGATTATGTCCCGTGCTTTGCAGGAAGAAAACAAGATTGCTATTGACATGGCTAAAGCTTATGCAGGTAATAGATCTCACACATTTTACATTACGGCTAAAAACGCTAAAGGTTCTGTAGAGTACACTCCGAACGTAAACTTTGACACTAACGATAACATTGTTACTTACAGTCAAGCTGGGGCCGATATTAATAACCTTGTTATTGGTGGCGGCCAGCGTGTCGGTATGGGCACTATGTCTAAACGTTCGTTTATGGCGATTGATCCTTTGGTTGAAGATCCAGAGTTTGAGCATGATGCGGTTATTGCTGAGCAGTTAGAAGAAGCTTTGTTGCAGTCTATTCAGCAGCAAGCTATGGAGGGTTCTATTCCTCCAGCGGATCTTGCTCGTATTATGAGTCTTGTTGCTAACAATCAGAAAGAGTTAGCTGAAGCTGTTGAGCAGGTTCAGAAAGAAGCGCAAGAGCGTCAAGCTGAGCAAGTTGATGCGGCTGCGCCGGAAGCTCAACCTGGGTTGGCTATGCCAGGGATGGGTGCGGAAGGTCGATCAGTTGCTGCTCCCCCAGGCCAAGCAGGTGGGGATCTTGGTGCGTTGCTTGGTGCGCTGTAATGCCAAGAAAAGGTAAAGGATCTAAGATTATGCAGTTTAAACCTTTGTCTAATGATTCTACTGATTGCATTGTGTGCGGTTACCCTAAAGAATGGAAAGTTCATCATCATGGCTGAAAGCGGATTTACAGGTCAAGGTTATGGTCAAGCTAAAGCTCAAGAAGAAGCGTTAGCTGCGGTTCCTATGGAAGAAGCTATTAGCCCAATGGCTGCACCTAAAATGGTTCCTGGCGGTGATGGTCCGTTAAATCGTCCTAGCCAGTTACCTCAACAACCAATTATGAGTATGTCGGATGCACAGCCAGTAGCAACTATCCCACAGAAAAGCACTAACGTGGCTCGGATTTTACCTGCAATGTTGCAACTTGCTTCTTCCCCTATGGCTTCTCCTTCTACTCGAAAGATAGTTCGGGCTATGCAACAATTAGTTCCAGAACAGGACAGCTAATGGGTTGGGGTTTTGTAGAAAAAATTGGTAAAGGTTTGTATCAAACTACAGCTAAATCTATTGAGTTTGTTACTGACATTATCCAAGAAGGTTTAACAGACGAAGACGAATTTGAAGGCGACGGAATAGCTGACACTATATGGGGGTCTTGGAATGACAACATCCTTGGGAAAGATGGCGCTATGCAAGGCGCTATTGGTCCTGAAGGTGTTGGCGGTACTATTATTGGTGCAATCCCGGAACAACAACGTCAACAAATAAAAAGTGTTATTACTCCTGTTTTTGACACTATGGATTATCTTTATCAAAATGTTGTTGATGATCCGCTTAGTGCAGGAGTTTTAGTTTTTGACGGGGCTTTATCTTCAGGTGGAGATTGGTCAACCATTTTTAATGGTAACACTTGGAAACAAGCTTTTGATATTGCAGAAACTCGTAGCCTTGGACAAGCGTTAACTTTAGCTGCTTTAGTAAATAACCCTTACGATGAAGCTGAAGTTTTAGAAGCAAAACAAACTGGCTTGTTTAATATGATGTCAGGCAGCATTGATTTGTTTGCTAACATTGCTTTAGATCCTTTAGCTTGGGCAGGGAAACCGGCAATGCTTGCCGCAAAGTATGCTCGCAATGGGCGATTTGTTGATGTAGCTAATGCGGGTCGAACGTTTCGCAATCCTTTAAATTTAGCTACTGGTGGTGCCGAGTTTGTAAAGACTAGACGTTTCCAACGTTTCCAAGAACGTATAGATGGTATGGCTAATGACATAAGCGAAGGGTTAACAGATCGTCTTACTAACAAAAAACCTTTGAGTGGTGAAGACATTGGATTTGTTGATCAGTTAGCAGGTCAAGTCTTTAAAGAATTTAAAAACGTGCCTGGCATGACAGAAGAGTTAGCTTATGCTGTTTCTCGTTATACGGGGGAGAATCGTTCTTTAGTTGCTCGTTTAGCTATGGGAGATAATTCGGCTTTGCGTTCTATTGAAGATACAGCTAGCCAATGGGTAAAATCTGCTGAGAATTCAGATGGGGCGTTAACTAGAGTTAGTGAGTTAGAAAAAGAAATAGATGATCTTGTTGACCAATTAGATAATCTTTCTGACGACGCTTTCCCTCAAACGTTGCAAGGTTTAAAAGACGATATTAGTACTAAACAAAATGATTTAGATGTAGCAGAAAAAGATTTGCTTGATTCTCTTAACGAAATGCCAAGCGAACTTCCGTTTGTAGATGCTTTAAATATTCGTGAATTAAAACTTCGGGATTTGCCTAAGTTAGCAGACGAAGTTGCAGACACAGCTTCTGAAAACGCTCGGTTAGCAGTTTTAAACGAGAATCCTTATTTGGTTCAAGCTGCTGCTGATCAGATTATGTTACAGGTAACAGGGGCAATAGACGATGGGATTGGCGCATTAAGTAAACCTTTAAGTGTTTCTATGGTTGGGAATTTAGGGTATGGCGTAAAAACGTTTGTGTCTAACACGCCTTTTCTTGGGACAGCAACATCGTTTACTGGTCGCAAATTAACTGTCTTTAGCGAAAAAGTTCCTCAACAAATTATGAATTGGGATGACCCAAGTCAATCTTTTGGACAATTTGAAAAGATGATTCGTGATGCAAGCAGAGTTACAACTAAACGGTTTGGTAGGGGAAATAAAGGTGTTGAAGGTAAACAAAATTTGATGGACAAAGTTGGGTTAAACCCTGACGAGTTGTTGGGCCAATGGGCTAGAAAAACTACTCAGCAAAGTAAACAAAGATTATTTCAAGAAACAACAGACAAACTTAATAAAGGTATTGTAGATCTATACGGCGATAATGTTCTTAGAGGTTATAAAGACGCTGAAAAATTGCAGATAATGAATTTTGCTTTGCAAAAAATGAAAGGCGATTTAAGTTCTGCTCAAACAACTTTAAGAAGTCAAGCAGCTAATGCTCGTATTTACGGAAACAACGCTGGCATTAGTTTTACAATAGCGGAAGAAGGCGCTAAGTCTGTTCAACGGCAATTACATAATTTTACTCCGCAACAGTTAGCACAATCTTCTTTAGTGCCTAGATATGATTTAATTGCTAATTTGTTTGATCAAGGTGGTTTAAGGAAAGCAACTGGCAACTCCCAGGAAGTACTGGGGGAACTTATGTCTGTTTGGAAAAAGTCAGTGCTTCTTCGTCCTGCTTGGCCCATCCGAGTTTTGTCAGATGAACTTGCTCGTTCTGCTGCGTTACTAGGAGGGATCGAAACGTTGCAAGGGGCTATGAGAGGTTTTAACGATTTACGTGCTCAATGGTTTGCACGTAATGGTGAAGATGTGATGACACCTTCGTTAGCTAAAATGAGAACTGCTTTAAAAGACAAAGGTGTTAAGGATGTGGACTTACTAGATAAAGGTGAGTTGTACGAACGTTATCTAGTAGATGTAGCAGACGGTTCTCAAAAAGCAGTAACTAAATTAGTTAAAAATACTATTTCAGAAGAGTACGGTAAACGAAGAATAAGAAATCGTACTGGCGCTTTTACTGCTGTCGGGTATTTCGCTATGGGGCCAGCAGGTTTAGCTGCTGCTGGTTTGTACAATTTGTATGCTAGAAAGTCTATGCAAAAGTTAGCTATAAAAGAAATAGGTCAAAACTTTGCGTATCAATTAAGAGATGTGGCTAAAGGTCAGTTAGGTGATGAGATAGCAGAACTTAGGCGCAGGGCGGACGATCCTGTTGATGCTTTAACTGCTGCTGAATCTGCTGATCAAATAGAAGATTTGCGGAACGCTGCTGATCTTTTAGAGATACAATCTAAAACATTATTAGGGGGATATAGGGTAAGAGATCTTAGTCCTTCTTATAAAACTCGTGAGTCTACAAAAAGGCAACAACGGGAACTTGATCGCATTTACGGAAAAGTAGATGAAAGTGAACGTTCTGCTGCTTTAGTTAATTTTGATCGTGTTGGTCAGTTGATGAATGATGCCCGTGTAGGCGGGTATTATATGGGTGGTTTCAAATTTGCTAACGAGTTTGGTGACACTCCGTACGATGTTGGGATAAATAAACAATCTTTAAGTTCTAACAACAGTAACCGTGCGTTAGTTAACAGTTTAAATAAACAATCTAAAGATGCAATTAAGATCCAACCACGAGTTGACATTAAATACGATAACTATGTTAACGACCCAAACTCACAAGTTTTTAACAACGGGTTTAATGACACAGTTAATAAACAATGGAAACCTGAAGGAGAAGATTACGGGCGTGAGTTCCAAGATTTTACTCGAATGTTTTGGGATAATAAAAGCAACGACAACATTTTAGCTTGGTTAAATAGCAGCGCAGCTAAACCACTTAGAACAGCGATGCCTGACCATATGCGTAATGCTGACAATAAATTAAAATGGGTTGAAGACACCAGAACTGAAATAAACAACATTTTGCCTCCTGTGCAAATAGGCGACGTAGACGATATTTTTCAGCCTGTTAGACAAAAGTTAGCTAAAGGCAAAGATATTTCTTGGAAAGATGATATTGAGCCTCGCATTTTAGAACACACTCAACTAGATAAAACTTTAGCTGAACGTAACGTTTTTGATGGGATTACCGAAATAAGAAATATAGACAACGGGATGTACAATGACTTCGGTAAAATTCCGGCTTCTTCTTCCATTATTGAAAGCATGGAAACTGCCGGAGTGTTTAAGAAAGCTACCGGAAGTATTGACAATTTGATGGAAGCGTTCGGTACAGATACTGTAGATAATCTTTCTCGAAGCACTGTGTTCGCTGGGGTATATCGCCGAGAAGTTTCGCGCAGAGCGCAAGCTTACCGTAACCCTGATGGGACTTACAGTTTAACTCCCGAACGTTTAAAACGAATTGAAGATGCTGCTCGTCGTCAAGGCGTAAAAGAAACTCGTTCTCTTCTTTACGATCTTGCTGATCGTGGACGGTTTGAAGAAATGGTTGGGACTATTATGCCTTTCTATGGGGCATGGCAAGAAGTTCTTACTACTTGGTCAGGGTTAGCTGTCAAAAATCCTGTGTTTGTTGCAAGAGGGATTCGTTACTTTAAAGCTTTGGAAGGCGAAGACGAAGAAGGAAACCAACGTTTTGTTTACAGATTACCTGAAGGTCTTTTAAGCGCTGAAATAGCAGGCACACGAGTGTTTGGAAAGTTAGGAGAACTTGGGTTTACTAGTCTTAAAGTTAACCCTCTTTCTATGTCTATGATTTCTGCTGGTGCGCCTGGATTTGGGCCAGTTGTAAGTGCGTTAGCTAGTGAAACTATTATACGAAATCCTGAACTGCAAGAATCTTTAGATTGGATGCTTCCGTATGGCGCTTCTGAAGGTACCAGCATGTTAGATCGTGTGACGCAACAAATAGAACCTACGTTTGTGCGCCGTATGAGAGGTGGCTATTTTGATACAGCTGAGCGTCAAAAAATGTTGGCGCAAGTTGCTGTGGATTTAGCTGTTCAATGGTCAGAAGCGGGGAATGAGATTATGGATGAAAGAACAGTAAATAATTTTAGTGATGAAGTTGAACGTCGTACTAACGATTTGTTAAAAGTTCGAGCGTTAGCGGGCTTAGCTATGCCTGTATCGTTTTCTTTGCAGTCTCCTTACCATGAAGCTATTGAAGGGTATCGTAAAAGAGTAGAAGAAAAAGGTTTTGATTTTGCCACAGACTGGTTAATTAATGACTACGGAGAAGAGTTCTTTGCGTTAACTGCTCGTCGTACTATGGTGCGTGGTGTTGCTTCAGCAACTTTGAAAGGCGAAAAGAATTACCGTCAGCACCAAGAATTTGCAGACAGAAATCCTTTGTTGAAAGATTTTATTATCGGAAAAGTAGGCCCTGACGATGTAGGGTTTGAGTTTAATTACGCCGTGTACAAAACTGAGATAGCTGAAGGGCGACGTGAGCGTGCTACGCCTGAAGAAATTTTGCGTCAACCTCAACAAAATCTTGGTTGGGTTAAATGGGGCGAAGTAAGAAATTTAGTTTATGAAGAGTTAGACCGGAGAGGCCAATTAAACGGTTCAGCAAGTTTGCGTGCTAATTCTAATAACGATTTGCGTAATCTTTTAGAAGTTAGCAAAACAGATATTAGGGCTGAACATCCTTTGTGGTGGTCTGAATATAACTCTGCTCGTGATCCTTTAAAAACAGCAAAAGTTATTGATGGGTTTAGAGAAGTTGTTGATTCGGAAGCGTTTGCTTATCGCCCTGATGTAGTTCAGCTTGAAGAGTATTTAGAGACACGAGATTTGATTGCTGAAGAACTTAATCGTCGGTGGAAAGAAAGTGGAGACGTTGATAACTCTTCTTTGAAAAGTCGCAGTAATCAGGATTTAGAAGATTTGTGGGATGCGGTTCGGACTGGTCTTCGTGTTAATCCTCAATTTAGTAAAGTGTTTGATCGTTACCTTGAATCAGACAACATTGAACGTAACTCATGGGTGGTTAAAACATAATGACAAGTATTGAGCAATTATTAAGACAAAAAAATATAGCTCCTAGTAGTGTCCCAGTGTCGGGCACTAATTTTGTTATAGGGCAACGGCCTGATACTTATGTAGATATGCCAGCGGCTGGAGGTGGCCCAGACCGGGATCTTCAAAGAGAAATTCTTGGGCCAGTGTTCACGTTGGCGGATCTTCAAACTTATGTAGGAGATTTGTCTTTAGAAGAGACTGCTGCTTTGCAAGAAGGTTTATGGGTTGAAGGCTTTTATGGTGTTATTGAATCTCAAGAAGATCTTGAAGATACCGATAATTTTATAAATGCTTTAGGTGCTGCTGCAAGAGAAGGTTCTACTCGGTATCAGTGGGGTTTAGCTGAAGATATGGAGGGTGTCCCTACTTTAGATGGACGTTTTTCGGATAGACCTACTCAAGAGTTGTTAGATGAAGCTAAAGAAAAATATATTAAAGAAGATAAATTGACGTTTGCTGTTAGCCCAGCGTCTTCTATTAATCGTACTGTTGATGCGACGTGGAATTCTGTTTTGGGGCGTAAGCCTACTGACAAAGAAAGGCGTGCTGCTTTTGAAGCTGTGCGGTCTGCTGAGATTGAGAATGCTCAAGCGCAAAGAGCTGGGGGTATGTATGAGTCTTTGGATAGGGCAGGCATTTTGAGTAGTCAAGCGGAGATGGGTGATCCAGGGCAGGCTAGGGGTATTGAGATGTCGAATACTACGTCGTTAATTAAGCAAGCGTTAGGATTAAAGTAATGGTTCAAAATTTTGAAGATATTTTTGACGATGTATCTGAAGCTTTGCTTAAAGATTACGCCAAGTTAGCAGGGATTAGTCTTGAAAGTTCTTTGTTAGCACGCATAACAGAAAAAGGTATTACAGGTCTTGGGCCAAGCAACAAAAATGAAACAAATTTATTTGACAAAGTATTAGACCAAGGCCAAAGCCATGTTGAAAACGCAAAAGATGCGATTGCTTTTTTAGATCAAAATGTTAGTAAATTTATAGATGAAATGAACTCGTTGTCTTCAGGCAAAAGAGAAGGCACTAAAATATCTCAAAAAGATATTAGACGTTTAACGATTCTAGCCGAAAGTAATTTTGAGCAAGATGAAGCAATTCCTGGGGGAAGAACTGAATCAAATGCTTTAGGTGGTGGTTTAAATAATTTATCTACAGGAGATTTAGGCGGTAGCGCTACTTATGATCCAGGCTCGTTTGAGTTAGCTGCTGAACAAAAACAACGTTTAATATCTTTAATTGGTAAAGATGGGGATTTAGGTGTTGCATTAAAAAAATATGTTAAAGGGAAGAACCCTACTTATAACGGTTTGATAAATATTATTAGTAAATTGCCTGATCAAATTAAATTAGTTCAGGAAAAAGTCGATGAAGTAAGTATTTCTTCTCGCAATTTGTTTAATGAATTAGTAACTGTAGAAAATTCTGTTCGTCGTTTAAATCAGTTAGATGCTAATTCAGATAATTATGATGAAGCTACTTTAGATAACGAGTACGCCAAAATTATTAAGTCTCAATTAGGTGTTATTGAAAATAGTTCTGAACTTTTAAATAATGATAAATATGTAAAAAGTTTAGATAATCTTGCTAAACCAGGAGATTTTGATAGACAACAAGACAGAAATAGTGATGAGTATCGTCATGCTCGCGCTTATGATGTTGTTGCAGGAAATCCTCGTAATTTGTTGCGAACGCCTGTTGGGGAAGGTGCTGATCTTTCTGAACTAGAATTTGCTGAAGAAGTTGACATTGCCTTAGAAGCAGGAGAAAGAGATCGTTTCGCTCCAACAGGTGCAGAAAAAGGTTTAGTACAATCTCGACAAGTAGGTGCTGTTGACCCAGTAGAAGTAGTTTCTGACCCTGCGGTTGTAGAACAACAAACTGCTTTAAACATTGAACGTGCTGCTAGAGGGCTACCTGCGTTAGTTGTTGACGGTTTGATGGGGCCTGCTACTGAAGCTGCTATTGCTTTATCTGAAGGCGGTTATCGTCAAGCTGAAGTTGATGCTCTTTTAGCTGTAGATGCACAAGATCCTGTTGAGTTAGATCAAATGTCTCCTGAAGTTCAAAAATATATTATGGAGAACTTTGGTACGGTCGGCTATTTTTCTGATCGTCAAGACATGATGATTCCTGATCCGTCTGGCGGCGGTGGTGAAGTTAACGCTTACACCTATATTACTGAGAATCAGTTAACGAACTTAGAGCAGATTCGTTCTTTGATGTCTCAGACTAAATGGTTTAATACTAAAGGCGCAGCGTTAAAACAGTTTGAGCAAGACTGGAATGCTTTGGGTGGATCGCAGTTAGGTGATGATGCGGTTAGTGGAAGTTTTTCGGGGGCGACTGAAGCACAAAAAGATTTAATTGATGTTGAGATGGACGTTATCCGACGTGAAGCTAAAAGGTTGCAGTTAGGTTTAAGCGAAGAAGATATTTGGCAGTTGGCTTTTAACGCTAAAAGTTTGGGGATGGATTCTTATGAAGTTAAAGAACAGTTCACTAAGACTTATAACGCTCAGTTAGCTCAGGTAGATCAAGGCTATTTTAATGATTTGCGTTATCAGGTGTCTGATGAGGCCAGCAAATATATGTTAGATATTGGGGCGAATGATTTGAATGATATGGCTGAGCAGCTTTATTTAGGTAATACTACTACAGAGATTTTGGAATCTAATTTTAGGACGCAAGCTAAGAACGCTAATCCTGCTTTGGCTAGTGTTATTGATCAGGGTTATACGCCTCGAATGTATTTCTCTCCTTACAAGAATCAGGCAGAAAAGTTGTTGGGTCGTCCTGTAGATTTTATGGGGAATGATTCAGGGTTGTTTACGAAACTTGCGGGTAGTGAGGTTTCAGGTGATGGGTTGCAACGCCCTATGACTAGTAGCGAGTTTGGTAGGGCTGTTCGGGGTATGGCTGAGTGGGAGTTTACGGATAATGCTAGGGATGAAGCTTATGATGCTGTGTCTCAGATTACTAAAATGTTTGGAGCGGTAGGCTAATGGTTAATATTGATCCTACTCTTGGAGATGGTGGTGTTGGTCGGTCGTATACTCGGTCGGTTGTTGCAGCTCAAGAAGAAGCGGCAGCGGCGGCAGCGGCAATAGCGGCAAAACAATTAGCTGATTCTTCTGTAAGTACTGTTTCTCCTGCTGGTACCGGTGATGATCCTGCTGGTACCGGTGATGATCCTGCTGGTACCGGTGATGATCCTGCTGGTGGTATTGTTCCTCCTGCTGGTGCTGATGCTGATGAAATAGAAAGACTACAAGGGCTATTAGATGCTAGCATTGCCAATGCAAATACGCTTAAAGCTACTACAAATACGCTTAGAACTACTTTAAGTGAATCAAATCAAAAACTGTTTGATAAAACTGCTTTGCTTGAAAACGACATTAAAGGTTCTAAAGCTATTATCGCAGACACATTAGCTTTGTACGGTTTACCTGCGAGTTTAGCTACAACGTTGAACAATGCGTTAGTGGGTGGGGAAAGCGGCACAGCTATAGCTATGCAAATTAGAGATACTGATGCGTATAGGGCACGTTTCCCTGCTATGGCGCAACGCCGGAAATTAAATTTGCCTGCTGTCAGCGAAGCAGATTATTTAAATTTAGAAAGAAATTTTCGTACCATAATGCAAGCAGCAAAACTGCCCGCTACTTTCCATGATGCTCCTGAAGATTTTGATCAATTAATCGCTGGTGATGTTTCCCCTCAAGAATTTCAAGAACGAGTAACGTTAGCTGAAGTTGCGCGAGATAGTGCAAGCACAGAAACACGACGTTTATTAAACGAGTTTTACGATATCAGTGAGGGAGATCTTACTGCGTATTACCTTGATCCGACTAGAGCAGAAACTATTTTTGAAGATAGACGCCGTATGGAGTCGGCTGGGTTAGCTGCTGCTTCACGGCAAACTATCGGACAAGATTTAACTGTTGGCACTGCGGAAGCTTTACAAGCAGAAAATATTCAACGTCGTGAAATTCAGCAACGGTTAGGTCAACGTGTTGGTTTGACCGATCAGTTGTTAGGTGAGGAAGAAGCTTTGACTGCTTCTACTATTGCTGAAGCTGAGTTTGGGTTAGATGTTGAGTCTGCTACTAGGATGCGTCGTCGTCGCGAAGAGCGTACTACTGGGTTTACTGGTCGTTCTGGTGCGTTAACTACAGCCGGAGGCGTAACTAGTTTAGGTGAAGCAACATAATCCTTGCATTTAGCAGTAAATGTTTGTATAGTAAACATTGTTGATTGGCCCCGTATGGGAGAGCTACCAACAAACCTCCATCAAAGTACCACCGCTTTGATGCGTACAGGACAGGTGAGCGACAAATGGCAAACAGCAACTCCGTCGATATTGACGAATCAGAAGCTGATGTCCAAACCGAATCGAAACCGAATTGGCGTAGGGAACTCGAAGGTCGAGCAACCAGCGCTGAGGCAGAACTCGCTTCTTACAAGAGGCGTGACGCTTTCCGATCAGCAGGATTAGATCCTGATGATGCTAAGGTTAGCTATTTTGTTAAAGGATACGAAGGAGAACTTGATCCCCAAGCTATTGCAGCGGAAGCTACAGCAGCAGGGTTTCTTGGCAGTAATGCTTCTCCTAGTGACTCTCGGCAAGACGCAGAGCTAGCGGCAGAGCAAAGGATTGCTTTGGCTGGCGAAGGCGGAGATCCGGTTAGCAACCCTGACCTAGACGCACAAATTAAAGCTACTAAATCCCCAGAGGAATTAAGAACTTTGATGGAAGCAAACGGTTATTTGTGGGGCGCAACAACCTGATTTAGTCATTAAAGCGGAGTCCCTCTCTCTTTAAGGACTTCATAATGGCCGTAGGATTTACGGGTACTGGACAGGTAGATTCTTCTACCGGAGCGTTTGAGCAACTCGCTTACTTCGCATTACGATCCAACCCTCTTTACGAAATGATCGCAGATGTTCGATCTACAGCGCAAACCCACAATGGTGCGTCTGTAACATTCGACATTTATGACAACATGGCTACCGCTACAGCAGCGTTAGCGCAAGCAACAGACGTTGCAGCTATCCAGTTGACAGATACGGTAGTTACCGTAGCGTTGGCTGAATATGGTAACGCTGTGACAACAACCGCTAAACTGCGCGGAACTTCTTTCTTGAACGTTGACGCAGACGCAGCGAACATTATCGGTTACAACATGGTTGATTCTATCGACACTATTGTAGCGGGTATTGCTTCAGGTGGAACAAACGAAATTCTGCCTGCCGGTCGTGCCGGTACTGTCAACATTATTGCTACTGACATAATTACCCCTAATCAAACTCGTACTGCGGCAGCGAAACTTCGTACAGCTTCAGCACCAGGTTTCGAGAACGGTAACTATGTTGGCATGATTCACCCTGATGTCGCTTTCGATCTTCGTAGCGCAGCAGCCGTAACTGATGTTATCGCTTACCAGATCCGTCAAGATGGCGCTGCTGTCCGTAACGGTTCTATCGGCACATGGGGTGGTGTGGAGTTCATCGAGAACCCTCGCGCTAACATCCAGGCCGGTGCCGGTGCTGCCGGTATCAACGTGTATGACACTGTTATAGCAGGCCGTCAGGCTCTCGCTAAAGCATTCTCACGGGCACCAGGTTTCGGTGAGCTACCTTCAGTAGTTTATGGACCTGTAACTGATAACCTGCGTCGTTTCATGACTGTCGGCTGGTACCACCTTGTTGGTTACGGAATCTTCCGTCAGGCATGTTTACAGCGTGTAGAATCTGCTTCTAGCCTCGCCTAGTAGCTGCGGTTTGGGAGGGTCAGGGTTCCCCCTTTCCCCTGGCCCTTCCATCCCCCCCCTATTCTTTGTTAGTATCTTGTTAAGCGGAGGTTGATATGCCTAAAGTCGGTAATAAACATTACAGCTATACCCCTAGTGGTAGGAAAGCTGCTGCGGCGCAAGCTAAGAAAACTGGGAAGAAAGTTACTAATACTAGAAAAAGAGGGAAACGATAATGGCCGGATCAGGGAATGTGACTATCCGACCTAAGCCGATTACAGGTACCGGAGGAGTTAACCGTGGCTAGTGGCCTTTATGCCTTGCCGTTTAAGAATAATTTGACGCAGGTTACGAATTTCCAAATAGATTTTGATGATACAACCGCAGGCCGTTTCAAGTGTATGCTTGTCACTTCGTCTTACACCCCTAACTTTGATACTGATTCAGTGTTTGCTGATGTGAGTAACGAGGTTTCAGGTGCGGGTTACACTGCTGGCGGTGAAGCTCTCACTGGTGTGACGTTCGCTATCAGTGGGGGTACGATTACGTGGGATGCGGGGGATGTGACGTGGACTGGTTCTACGATCACTAATGCTGCTGCTGCGGTTATTTATAATACGAGCGAAGCTAACGATCCTTTGATCGCTTATGTTGATTTTGGTGGGAACTTTTCCACTACGTCGGGTACGTTCCAGATTGTTTGGAATGCGTCTGGCGTCTTTACTTTAGATACGACACCGTAGGAGTATCGGTATGGCTAGTAATTTTCCGGGAGCTTTAGATACAGCGACTCAGCAACCTTCACCTCTTGCTACTACAGAGTTGGATGCGGCAGGGTTTTTGCATGATGAGGTTCACACAAATCATTCAACTGCTTTGATTGCTTTGCAAACGAAAATGGGGATTAGTGCTTCAACTCCGACGACGATAGGTCATGTGCTTACTGTTTCGGCGGCGGGTACTACTGCTTGGGCGGCGGTTGATACAGATCCGATTCCTCTAATTTTAGCTTTGTCATAGGAGTATAGAATATGGCTAATACATTCAAAAACGCACGGGCTGCGGCTACTAATACTTTGGCAACTGTTTACACTGCTCCTTCTGGAGCAGCGACTGACATAGCTATTGTGTTGTTGGCGCAAGCTACTAACGTGGCTAGTGGCGCTCAAGCTGTAGATCTTTGCTGGTATGATGCGTCTGGTACAGTTAAGACTGACTTGGTTAAAGCTTTGTCGGTTCCTGAGAAAGCTGCTGTTGGTCTTATCGCTGGCAAGCTTGTGCTTGAGAGTGGGGATTATTTGCAAGTCAAGTCTACAGCTAGTTCCCTTATAGAACTGTCAGTTTCTGTATTAGAAATTACCTGATCTGTGACAGGTATAACAGCGGGTAGAACGTGGAGTAGGATTGGGCCGGAGGTGGCTCCTACTTCTAGTGCTGCGTCTGGGGTGTGGACTCTTCAAGAGGCCGCAGAGAATCAGGGGGCTAGTACATGGCCTCAACCTGTTTACTATCCAGTAGCTACAGGCGGCACCGTTACAGATGCTGGCGGATATCGGTACCACACGTTCACAGCTTCAGGCAATTTCGTCGTCTCTAGTGGTGGCAGTGACGTAGACATTATGTGCATTTCCGGTGGTGGCGGCGGCGGAGGCGGTCAAAACTTCCACGCTCCGGGAGCTGGTGGCGGAGCAGGAGGAATGCTGCAAATTGACGCACAAACTATAACGGCCGCAAGTTACACCGTAACAATCGGCGGCGGCGGTAATGGTGGTACCGCAAACGGTGGCGGTATAGCCGGGACAGATTCAACAGTTAGCACGCTTGCGACTACCTCAAACGGCGGCGGCGGCGGCGGTGCCGGTTCTCAAACTAACCCGGCGAATTTAGCTGGTGGATCAGCGGGCGGAGCCACAAAAAACCAAACAGGCGGAAGCGCTACACCCGCCGGACAAGGTAACGACGGCGGCGATGGCGGAAGCGATTCGGCGGGCGGCGGAGGAGGTGCATTTGCAGCAGGTACTAACGGCAGCGGATACACCGCTGGCCCCGGCGGAAACGGCATTAATTGGAAAAGTCTCGGGACAACGTACGCCGGAGGCGGCGGAGGGTCGAGCAACTCAAACACCTCAGGTTTCGGAACAAATGGAAACGGAGTCGGTGGCACTGGTGGCGGCGGTAATGGCTATTACGGCGATAACCCCTCACAGACAAACGGTGACGCAAACACTGGCGGCGGCGGCGGCGGAATCTATGAATTTATAGGCTCTGGACAAACCGGAGCAAAAGGCGGATCGGGAATTGTGATTATTCGGTACCCCCTCTAGGAGCATTTATTAATGGCACATTTTGCGGAAATAGACAGCGACAACAAAGTGATAAGGGTCTTAGTTGTCAGCAACGACGACGAACACCGAGGCCAAGAGTTTTTGGCCCAGGATTTAGGTTTGGGTGGGACTTGGATTCAAACTTCTTATAACAACAACATCCGTAAGCAATACGCCGGGATCGGTTTTAGCTACGACGAAACAGCCGACGTATTTATAGCGCCTCAACCTTTTGAGTCATGGACCTTAGACGGCAACCACGACTGGCAACCACCAACACCACGCCCCGATGGTGATTTCTATTGGGACGAAGACACACAAACTTGGCAAGAACTAGAAGAGGGTGAGTGATGGTTGGTTATGGTGAGAATGGGTCTGTTGTAGGCCCCCAAAATTTGCCGACTAGTTCGGTGGCTTCTGGTGTGTGGTCTTTGGGTGAGGTGGCTGAATCTTCACGGGATTCGATCTGGCCTCAACCGGCACAGTCAGCGTTTGAGTACATCACTGGTGTTACAGGTGACGGGTCAACCGCTAATTATTCGTTTACTAGCTTGCCGACAACCTACAAAACACTTCGCATTGTCATACAGGCGAGAGATACGAGCACTCAGTATCGACCAATCATCAGAGTCAATAACAATGGAACTAGCTATTACCGGGTTGCGCAGATGATTGCAACTAACGCTAACTACTCT